CCTATATATTGTATGGCGTATATACGTATAGGGTACCCACCTATTACTCCACACCAATAACCTCTATTAAGTAATCCCTATCCACCCTATCCACCGTATAAAATTTACCAATGATAAACATAAGTTATTGGTGGATAGGGTCTAAAACCTAACCTATCCACCCCTATCCATCCGCCTCGTTATTTTCGCTTAAACACTCTAAAAACCATAGATTGCCCACTTTCGTCTCAAGCTTACCAGAATTAAAATTCTTAAATTTTAATAAATTTAACGCTTTTGCGGCGAATTGAAGCCCTCGGTTATCAGGTTTCCATAATTTTAATGGACCGTCTCTCTCGTCGAAAAGTTTCTTGAGTTTAAACTTTTTGAAGTCAAAACGTTCCGCAATTGGCTTTTGCATTTCCGCTTCGTAGAACTCCATGATTTCGTCAGCCATGTGCGTCGATTCATCCCACACCAACTTTTCACGTTGGCTTTGCATTGCATAAGCTTTCGCGTCACCTTCAAGCTCAAAAGTCGATTCAAGCCCATTTTCGTAAATGAACATAGCCTCCGCCCAAAGCTGCTCGCGGTCTCGATATAAGGCACCAAAATCGAGCGCACCAACCACAACGGGGTTAAAGCGGCGGTTACCCGTATCGTCCTTTAAATAGTGCTCCTTGTTCGTTGAGCCGATGAAAACGCATTGGCGGAATATTTCAATCGAGCGGCGGCCATAAGGTGGGCGTACGTTATCGACTTGGCGCGCGACAAAGGCTTTGATAGTTTCCACCTCGTTCCGCCGCAACTGGTCAAGCTCGCCAAACTCCACGCAACGCTTGCTTTGAAGCCCTAATGCGGCATCTTTGTCTTCAAGTCTAGGGAGCCAGTCGGCAAAGTACCGTTGTCCAAATAGGATTGAGCCAAACATCGACTTTCCAATGCCTTGCGGACCCTCGAAAATAATCATCCAATCAAACTTTGCACCCGGCTCAAACGTCCTCGTGACAGAAGCGACCAGCCACTTGCGAAATACTTGGGCTAGATACTCGTCCGGCCCTTTAGCCTCGAAGTATTTCTTAAGCCATGTGTCAAGCCGCTCAACGCCGTCCCACGCGGGCAAAGCGTTAAGCTCGTCGCGGACCGGGTGAAACCCGTTGTTGGTGGCTATTAGAATGATCGCCTCAAAGATAAGCTGCACCGATGGCTCAAGCCTAAATTTAGTAGCAAGCCAGTGCTTAATCTTTACGGCGTCGTCGTCTGTGATGGCTTCTCCGACCTTGCCGCCCCAGGGCGGTTTCACCCCGTAAAAGTCCCGGTTAGCAAACTCGTCTCGTTTAAATAACTTAGGCGATACGACATTAGTTAGAATCAGTACGATGTTCTTTAACGTAGATTTGAGGGCACCCTTTTCAGTGCGGTCTAACTTCTTACGCCAAGCATCCTTATCGGGCGCGTCACCAAGAAGTTCCTTTTCTTGGGCTTTTGCCGCTGCCTTGTCCAAAGTTGGTGTGACAATTACCTCGTCTTCAAACACTCTGGCGGCATCGGTTTCGTAGCGGGCTTTGGCTAGGGTATAGTCTTTAATCCACGCGGCAACGGCGTGACGGCTTTCGGTACTACGGTGTTCGTAGCCGGTTTCGCCTAAGAAGAAATGCCTGTCAGATAAGACACTTAAGATTTCATTGTCGGTAAAGCCGTGGCGAATCATTACCATGGAGACACCAAGCAATGCGGCGGAACGGTCCTCAACGCCTATGCCATGGACAATCTGCCCAACTGTAGTGTGCGGTAGACGTAATGCAAGGTCGCCTTCAGTAAAATCAACTGGGTCAAAGTCCTTTAAGAACTGAGCGCCCCGGGATTTACCCGCGGCTTTAAGGTGGCCGTTTATGTGGACAGCCGGGATTACTCGGTTGTTTACTCCGCGCTCCCAAATGTAAGGACGTTTTGTTTCTGGGTGGATTGAGGGCGGCAGAACGACTTGCTTGCCGCTTGACATGAACTCAACCTCCCATGCCGGTCGGATGCGGTAGCCATCGTCAAGCTGCTTCTGAGTTATGAGTCCTTGTTTTACTGCCGCCTCTTGCCGCTTGTTTATTGGTGCCATCGGCATGAGCACAACGCACTCTTCGTGACTACTGCCGAGTTTCCCTGAAGGCAGCGGCTTTTCGGTCTTGACAAAAAGCCTTAAACCGTATCCAGTCTTTACGATAGGCGCTTGCGCGATAAGGCCAGGGAATGTTTTTTCGAGAAAAGCAAGAGCTTCTTCACGGTGACGAATGTCGCTTGACTTGATGTCAACGTCGATGTTAGCAAGGTAGCCATCTCCAATTTTACTCGATTCACCTAAGCGTACACCAAGACCGTAACCCTTGGTGTACTCTTTGGCCACTGTATCCCAAGGGTCTCGCTCGGGTCCCGACCAACCAGCTTTTACCGGTGCTTTTGAATTTGGTTTAATCCAATGAACGCCCCAGCCAAGGGAGTGTAGTGCCCGCGCCTCTTTAAGAATGTCCATCAACTGCCTACTGTGGGAGAGAGTTTTTGCATTACGTTTGATTTTGGAACTATCGAGATTAATTTTTCGCTTGCCCTTTGGCAAGCCTAGAGTTAGAAAAATTGTTCCTTCGGGAAAAGATTAACCAGTTAAAAACGTAAAGCAGAATTTAAATGCCCGTCTTGCTTCATGATAACAAACGCTTTTTGTTTGATTGTAAATTCGAGGAGCGCCACCTTGCTAAAGATGCGGGATTATGTTGGGATTCTACCCTAAAGAAGTGGTACACTACTAGCCTTGCGGTAGCGGCAAGCCTGCGCGTTTATGCAGTCGGCGCGGCGAAAACAAAAATCAACCAAGCCTTCATTACTATCACGCCCTGGGCAAAGCCGCTATCGCGAGTCCCTATTAATCTGAAGTTGATGCCACACCAAGAGACAGCGATTAAATTCGCGCTTGAACGTAACCGCTGTTACTTAGGACTTGACCCAGGACTCGGCAAAACAATCGTCGCGGCAATCGTGTGCGCGGAACTGCGAATGCCGTGTGTATACATTTGCCCACCGTTCTTGTTGCAGAACGTTGAAGCTGAATTTAAAAAATGGGCACCAGAGCTAAGAGTCTGCGTTTACTCTTCTAGAAAAACCATGCACACACTTTATCCCACTGCATCTTGTAACGTGACGATTGTGCCTGATTCACTGCTTACAAAAAAAGAGACCATTGAACACGTCTTAAATTTTTCTGGAACACTTTTGATTGTGGACGAAGCCCACCGCTTTAAAAATTCAGATGCAAAAAGGACTACGGCACTCTTAGGTAAGGGCAAAGTCTCTGGCATTGTCGATATGTTTGATCGGCAGATTTTTATGTCGGGTACACCAATGCCAAATCGTCCGATTGAACTCTATCCCATTCTCTCTAAAGTAGCGCCTGAATGCATTGGCTTTATGAGTGAGTACCAATACGCACAACGTTATTGCGCGGCGTGGCAAGCCCCGTGGGGACGGGATGTAAGTGGGGCATCCAACATGGCTGAACTTGCTGCAAGGGTAATCTATCCCAGTGGCAAGTTCATGCTTAGACAAAAGAAGGCTCTACTAAAGCTGCCACCAAAACTCGAAGAGATTTTTGTGGTGAGTGCAGGGATGTCCCCTAGGCTTGCAAAATTGGACGGACACCTAGGACAAGTGTATCGAAGCGGAGAAGACTTAGTTAAGTTAAAATTGGCAGAACAAGCGGGCCATGTCGAAGGAGAAGACCTACACTTAGCTACCTACCGCCGCTTGCTTGGTGTTGAAAAAGCAACTCATGTTTTGCCTTACATCGAAAGCTTACTACTTGAGACCGAAGAGAACCTTTTGGTTTTTGCTTACCACAAGGACGTAATTACAAAATTAAAAGAGGGGTTAGCGAGCCATAAACCGTTTGTAATTACAGGCGAGACACCAATAAAAGATCGTCAAGAGATTGTAAAGCAATTCCAAGAAGACAAGACTAGAAAACTTTTTATCGGGAATTATGTTGCATGCGGGATAGGTTTTACGCTAACAAAGGCGACACGAGTTATTTTTGTCGAATTTGATTGGGTACCGGGTGTTAACGCACAAGCATCAGATAGAGCGCACCGCATTGGACAGACCGAACCGGTTCTTGTGCAATACGTTGCTTACAAAGATTCGATTGATAAAGCCGTAATAGAAACACTGCTCAGAAAGCAGAGAACTTTTAATCTTAGGGAGTAATAGAATGCAGATTTCGCTTACATTTGACCCAAGCAAAGGTGACATGCCGACAAATTTAATGGCGGCATTAGCCGAACTATTCACTTTGAAATCTGGAAAAACAGCGACACCAATGCTCGACCGCGCTGGCGTTACCAAAGTGGTTGAAGAAGATAAGCAAGATCAATACGATGAGAATGATTTGCTTGGCAAGAAAAAGCGCAAGCGTCGCACAAAAGCTGAAATGGAGGCTGCACGCGCTGGCGGTGCGGCAAAGGCTCAGCCTAAAGAGGAATTAGAAGACGAAGAATCAACTGACGAAGCTGCCGCTGATAACGCGGACGATTACGATTTCGATTCTTCGGAAACTGAAGAGAAAGCATTTACCTTTGACGAAGTGCAAAAGGCACTTGCGAACTACTCTATTAAACATGGACGTGCAAAAGCTGGCGCGGTTTTAAAAGAGTTTCTCGAACCCGGTTCGCGTGTAAATGTGAACTATCTTAAACCTGAACGCTACGCTGACATCATGAGGGCTTTGACTTAAATGGAGGCTAGAGCTACCAGACGCATCGTGGTTCCTCCACGTCCGATGAAAACTTGTAGTTGCTGTAAACGAGAACTACCAACCCTTGCTTTCTCAAAGAATAAGATGAGCAAGGACGGTCTCAACTATCATTGCGTAAGCTGTCAAAAGATTAAGAACATGCAACGTCGGCAAGACTACGTTACGAACGGGAGTAGATACTAATGAAACTAGACATGCACGATTGGCTTTTTGTTTGCGCGCTTCTTGTCGGTTATGGCTTAGATGCTTGGCGCGGAGTTGCGACCGCCGCTCTTCTCATCGGTGGCTACATCGTTCACGGCATGTACACCGCACCGTCGTTTGAAGAAAAAGCTGATGCTGCCGTTGAGCGAGCAAAGAAGGACGTGCAACAACTGTGGGATGAACGCGAGCGTATGTTCAACGTGATGCAAGAGAATGCGGAGAACGGTAAGTGAGTGAAGTTCCAATCCAAGACTTAGCAAAAGTTTTAGCTGTTCGCATTCGAGAAGCTGCCGACAACAGAATTCGCAATATAATTTGGAGTTCTATTGGAAAAGAGATTCACGATTTAGTTTCTAACGGGCTAAACGCAATCATGTCGCAAATACGAATCGACGTAGACCCAATAACTTTTGCAGTCAAAGTTACAATGCCGGAGCAACAAAGTGGCACTTGACACCAACACGAGCGCGGAGAAGAAACATGCCAAGTTTAGCGCAAGCGGCTCAGACCGTTGGCTTAACTGCCCTGGTAGTATGGTACTTTCTGAAAGTGCGCCAGACCGTCCGGATAGTGAATACGCTAAGGAGGGCACACAAGCGCACGAATGTTTAGAACTTCTCCTAAAAAACGAGAATCAACTCGCTGCCGCTAAGCGTATGGCGCTTAAGAAGTATCCTTTAGACATGGTTGAGTACGCGCTTGATGCCGTCTATTGGATTACCGACCGCGTTGGCGAAGGCGAAGAATTACTATGCGAAACCGAGGTGCGACTTGACTACATTGAGCCTGACATGTTCGGGACGTTGGATGCTGCTATCGTTAGACATTTTGGCCGTCTCACCGTTATTGATTATAAGTATGGCTCCGGTCTTGCGGTTGAGCCGTCGTACAATGATGACTGTAATTCTCAGCTTGCTTATTACGCACTTGGCATTGCTAATCTATACGACTTCAATTTCAGTGAAGTAGAGTTAGTTGTTATCCAACCACGCGCTTACCATGAATCGGGCGAGACGGTTCGTAGCGCGGTGTTTCCAATCGAGAAGCTATACGAATGGGAGCAAAAGTTTAAAGACGGCGTTGCACATTGCAAAGCTAAAGAAGTTACTTACGCTGCAGGCAATTGGTGTCGCTTCTGTCCCGCGGCAGTGATTTGCCCGGAACTAAAAGAGCGCGCTATGGACGAAGCGCAAATTGTTTTCAACGACGACGCCGGTCTAATCTCGTTGCCCAAACCTGAGTTGATACCAACAGGACGCGGACTTGCGGCATGCGACAAAATCGAGGCTTGGATTGAATCGTACCGTAAGCTTGCTGTCGAGATGTTGTCAAAGGGTCACGAGATTGATGGCTATAAGCTCGTGCAAAAGCGTTCGGTTAGAAAATGGGTCAACTCCGATGAAGTGATTCAAGAAGCGTTAAAGCGTTGGAACATGAAAGCGTTCACACAACCAAAGCTTCTCTCGCCCAAACAGTTTGAAGACACGATAGGTGACAAAGATTTTGTCGCAAAGAACACGACTAAAGAAAGCAGTGGAACAACGCTGGTACCGTCAAGCGATAAGCGCCAAGCGGTGATACCGGTTGAGAATGTATTTCCGGAGTTGCCATGAAAAAGACATTGCGTGTAATCGACAAGGAGACTGGAGAAGAGGTGGGAGCAGAAATAATCGCTCAGCAGATTGAAGAGATTTCTAAAGCTATGGCACGATTCGAGAAAAGCCGCGTAACCCGTAAACTCTTAGTTGCTCTTATCCATGATGATACAAAAATCGGTAAGAATCAAATCGAAATTATTTTAGATTCATTCGAGTTTTTAGAACGACGCTATTTGAAGCCAAAAAAGTCCATTAACCCTTAAGGAGGAACAAGGTATGGCAGCGGTACAAGCACAGAAGCAGGGTGGCAAGGTTGATTTTGAAAAGGTCAAATGTATTACCCCAGTCTTTAGATTGAGTTTCCCTCAACTGCACGAGGCTAAAAGTTTTAATAACAGCGAACCTAAGTACAGCATTGAGATGCTGATTGCTAAAGACGTTGACTTGAAAAAGCCAGCCGATAAGCAAAAGTATTCGATGCATCAAATCGCATTCAACGCGGGCGTTGCATCATGGGGCGCTGATACTTCTAAGTGGCCTAAGAACTATAAGAAGCCTTGGCGTGACGGAGACACCAAAGCGGAGCGCGACGGTTATGCTGGTCACTATTACATTCGCGCTTCGTCTAAGAAGCAACCCGGCATGGTCGATGCGGCACGTCGCAAAGTGTTAACGGATGTTGAGACAGTATTTTACGCTGGCTGCTATTGCCGCGCGGAAATCATTGCCTTCACTTACGACACCGCTGGTAACAAAGGCATCGGCTTCGCATTGCAAAACATTCAAAAGGTTGCCGAAGGCGAACCGTTTAGCGGTCGTCAAGACGCGGCTGAAGCTTTCTCGATGTACGATTCAGTCGAAGATACTTCAGAGAATGCGGCGAACTATGAAGCTGGCGCTGACGCGAGTATGGGGTTCTGAAGTATTTTGTGCTGTAGCTCAGTGGTAGAGCGAGGGCTTCATAAGCTTTAGGTCGGTTGTTCAATTCAACCCAGCGCAACGAGATAGGGGCGTAGGATGCAAGACAGTTTGACGAAACTGTTACGCTACGTTCAAGTGACGCTGCTACCGGGTACAGCCTTAGCTTGAGCCTTCGGGTTCTAAACGGGAACGACGGTTCTCGGCTATTGCTCCCGGTAGGGCGTCGCGGCTTTTTAGAGGTTTAATGAAGTTGCTTTACAAAATTTTATGCTGGTTAGGTCGCCATCCAATCCCGATGAGGGAGCGTGGTCGCGCCGTGTATATGGTATGCCCAGCATGCGACAGACTTGTACGGAGTTTGAAATAGTGTACCCAGTAATAAATCCTATCCCTCCTTTTCAACCTTACGACGTTTGTCGAATTAAAAAGACAGGCACTATTTGCGTCGTAACAGAAGTTAATTTGAACACGTCTCAGACACACGATGAACACCAGTGGAGTTTTTCGATAGAAAAATTTGATAAGAAAGCTCCTGACCATAACGCTTGGTACGGTATCGACGAATTAGAGTACATGAACAATATATTTGAAATAATTGCTGATAGCAGCATGCACCCGTTCAGCAGTTCTAGATTCAACATGAGGCTACAAAGACGATGAGTTATAGCGGACATCCCGACCAGCACTTCGGCTGTTTGACCTACTCGCAACATGGCGAAGACCTCATGTTGTGTAATCTATTTGTGATGCTAAACATCAGCAACCAAACGCTTGCTTGGATTGATGTAGGTGCTCATCACCCGTCTAACATCAGCAACACCAAACTGCTGTACGAGCGTGGCTATCACGGCGTTAATGTTGAGGCGAACCCGAATCTTATTGCGCTGTTTAACTTGGAACGACCGCGCGACACTAATATAAACCTTGGTATTGGTGTGGAGACGGGCACGCAAATTTTTAACATGTACGACCAGACTAGTGGTCGCAACACGTTTAGCAATGAAGAGACCAAAAGACTTGAAGGTGTGATGCAAGTGCGCGACCACATGTCGCTGCCAGTCGTACGCCTTAACGACATAGTTCAATTCAACTGCAACGGCACTTTCCCGCCGCTACTCAGCATCGACATCGAAGGGCTTGACTACGTGGTGCTTGAAAACGCCGACTTCTCAACTTCACGACCAATGCTAATCGTGGTTGAAACACGTCGTGACGATACTAAACGTATGGCTGAGATGCTCTATAAAAAAGGCTATACTCTTTATTGTCGTATGGGTGAGAATCTTATTTTTGTAATCAGCAGTCACTATATGAAGGTGTTTTAATGGAACAGTTGCAGAACATCAAGTTGCCGAAAATTCTGGACGACATCTTAAACCAAAAGTGCATCAGCCACGCGCAAGTAATCCAAGCGATTACCAATGGCTTCTTAAAGTACAAACAGATTTACGGTGAGCCACCTGATGCCTTGCTTTGGTTTGCAAAACAAGTACCAAAACAACTCATGGACATCTTACGGGACGAGCAGATTGATGCAGCCAGCGGCGAAGAACTCGATACGATTGCTAAGCATTTCAACACCCAGCGATTGCCAAACCAAACCGACGTTGAACTTCGTAATGCTATCAAGCGAGGAACCTGTGATAAAGCATCTGTGTAGCTACTGTGGTGGCCGTGATGTCGAGTGCGCGGAAAACGGTGCTGTCGGCGTTCCGATTAATAATACACCAAACGTCGGGACTCAAAATGATTACGCGCGGGTAATCTGCGACCGTTGCTACGTTAAAGTGTTCGACGCTATTTTAGGTCTGCCACGGTTTTGTTACCGCTACGATGGCACCTGGATACGGGAACCATGGTTACGCGAGGTATAGGTGCTCAATCAAAAAGAAATCGAGCGCCTCTTAAACCTACTTTGTTTATCGGGTTCGACTAACGACAATGAAGCATTGCTAGCACTTAGAACAGCTAACAAAATGCTCGCCTCGCATAACCTAGATTGGCGTTCGTTCTTTGGCGTGAAATCCGAAATGAAACGCCCGCGAGAAGAACCACGGGCAACAGACCCAAAAGAATCACGCGGGTATTCTTATAGTACGGCTGGCGACCCATTTGAAGAGTATTGTAATAGTGCTCGTGAAAAGATTCGCGCGATGCTTGACTTATGCTTAAACGAAGTCGAAGGCGACGCGCTTGAGTTCATCGAATCGCTTGAAGAATATTTTAACAAACGCGGAACATTAACCGACAAACAGCTAAAGGCTTTGGAGAAGTTTTATGGAAACTGCTACAACAAGCAAAGACGCGGAAACTCGTGGTGGTAGTCTGACAATTTTCAAGTACCCACTTGAGAAGAGCGACACCAACTACATTCAACTGCATAAGGGCTCGCGGGTCTTAGCATTCCAAGACCAGGGTTTCACGCTGTGTATGTGGGTATACTGCGACCCGTCGCTTGAAATGGAACTCCGCCGCTTTCGCATCTACGGCACTGGCTGGCAAATGGAGTCTTTGGAGCAACAACCAATGCGTTACATCGGGACCGCACAACAAGGTCCTATGGTTTGGCATCTATTCGAGTTGGTGGATAAAAATGAAGGCGCTTGATTTTACGAATGTCGACCTAGCAAGAAAACTGTTTGGCGAGATGCAAGAGCCAGTCAAAGCGCACCTGCAAGCATTTGCGATAAAACATCAACTGCACCCTCAGCCTCTCACTATTCATCCGAACGAAGCTTTCTTAGCGGTTCTACTTATGCGGCTTGACAGGATTGAGCGACTGTTAGGTATCAAACGTGACGATGAGTAACGAAGAATTAGTCTGGCAACTTTTGAAACAGGGTGACTACGAAGTTTACCATCGTGATATTTTGCTTTACGGTTGTTCGTTTTGGAAAAGATACGACGGTAGCGACGAACTTGTGCATGTGCCGGTTCAATGCTGCAAACCTCTCCCAAGCTGGGTTGACCCGGATGTAATTGAGATTCGTCCATGAAGTTGAAACCTGAGCAATTAAAAAAGCGTTCGCGGATTTCGGATATACCGGAAACTGACTGGTTTTGGCTCGGCGTAGAGAAAACTAAAAATTGCTGGTTCTGGACTAGGAGTAAAAATAACACAGGATATGGCACATTACTCTGGTACGGAAAAGCTTTAACAGCACATGTAGTCTCTTATACTTTAGCTCACGGGAAAATCGCAAAAGGCTTAGAACTAGATCACCTTTGTAAGAATCGAAATTGTGTAAATCCAAAACATTTAGAGCCGGTAACTCATAAAGAAAATGTTTTACGCGGTAATAGTCCTAGCGCGATTCACGCACGAAAAACTCATTGTATACGAGGTCATATTTTAATCGGTGAAAATCTAAGAATTCAGAAACGTAAAAACGGAAAATTTCAACGGGTTTGCCGGGAATGTTACCGTGTACGATAAGAACCAAATTTTCTGCTGCATTGATTATGAAACTTACAGCGAAGCTAACTTAAAAGATGTTGGCGCTTACGAATACTCAATGCATCCAAGCACTGAGATTATTTGTGCAGCATGGCGAATCGGTACGCGTGAGCAGTTGAGAACCGCCAAAACTTGCTCATGGGTACCTAGTGAATATAAAAATATTGGAACAATCGACATTCTACTTGAGCAGATGCTACGCCACAACGTGATGCTGGTAGCGCACAACGCGTTTTTTGAGCAATGCATTTCTCTTAACTGCTTACCAAAATACACACGCTTTGGTGTCGCCACTTCTCCTAAGCGTTGGATTTGTACCGCGTCTCAAGCCGCTGCACTTGCGCTGCCTAGAAACCTAGAAGGTGCTGCACAAGTGTTACGTTTACCTGTTCAAAAAGACATGGAGGGTAGGCGCTTAATACTCAAGTGGTGTAAGCCAAAGAGACCGTCTAAAAAAGACCCGAGCACACGTCACTCTGACCCGGCTGAGTTACAGCGAATTGTTGAGTACTGTAAGCGCGACGTTGCCGCTGAAGTTGAATTGTTTCTTGCAACGCCGCCGCTACATCCAACTGAACGCGAAGTATGGATACTTGACCAGAAAATTAACCTTCGAGGCTTTGAAGTCGACCGCCCGCTCGTTAACACAGTGCTCGACATGATTGAGACCGAGACCGATTTTATTAATCAGCAGACTGCAGAACTCACCAACGGTGCGCTTAGGAGCGCAAGGCAACGTGACGCCGTTCTTAGTTTCCTCCAAGACGAGGGCGTGTTCCTACCGGATTTGCAGAAGAAAACCGTCGACGATGCCGTAAAGAACGGTCTTGTAACTGGCAAAGCTAAAGAATTACTGGAGTACCGACAAGCCATCTCGATGTCCTCAACAGCGAAGTATCCCGTATTTGAGGAGTGCTCGCGTACCGACGGACGCCTTCGCGACATGTTGCTCTATCATGCCGCCTCTACTGGACGCTGGGGCGGAGTGCGCGTTCAACCTCAAAACTTTCCTCGTGGGACGATAAAAGACCCAATCAAAGCGTGCGAGATTTTAGCCTTAGGCGACCTTGAACTTGTGCGAATGATCTACGGCGAGCCAATGCAGGCTTTCTCAAGCTGTCTTCGCGGCATGATTGTCGCCCCTCCCGGTAAGGTCCTAGACGTTGCCGATTACGCCGCGATTGAAGCGCGCGTCTTGTTCTGGGTCGCTAAGCACGAAGAGGGTCTTAAGGCATTCCGCGAAGGGCGCGACCTTTACAAAGAGATGGCTCAGCGAATCTATAACGTCAACCACGTCGAGAACGTCACTAAGGACCAACGGTGGCTAGGTAAGACCGCGATTTTAGGTTGCGGCTATGGCATGGGTGTCGACCGCTTTGAAGAGACTTGCCTTAACTTAGGGCAAGAGATTGGACCAGACTTAAGCGCGGCCGCCGTTTATGCCTACCGCGATGCTCATAGCCCTGTGGTTAAGTTGTGGAAAAACTATGAATTAGCAGCTATGGCGGCAATCGAGAACCCAGGTAAAAAGTACACCCTAAACTACGTCTCTTGGTGGGTCCGCGGCGGTTTCCTTTGGTGCGAACTCCCGAGCGGTCGCCGCCTCGCTTATCACCAACCCTCTGTCCGCATGGTCGTAAATAAGTACAAGCAGCGGGTTAAAGCCATCTATCACTACGGGATTGATAGCTATACGAAACAGTGGTGCGAGCAAAAGACCTGGGGCGGCACGCTGGTCGAAAACGTAGTGCAGGCGATTGCGCGCGACCTTATGGCTGCCGCGATGCTTCGGATTGAAGCCGCGGGACCCTGGGAGATAGTCCTAAGCGTACACGACGAACTGCTCGCGGAACGTGATATATTTGGAGGTGGCTCTAATCAAGAGTTCTGCCGCCTCATGGCGGAACTGCCGCCTTGGGCTACTGGCTGTCCCGTTCAAGTCGAAGGGTGGGAGGGTCCGCGCTATAAAAAATAGCCCGAAGCTAGATTAGCTCCGAGCTAAAGACAGGAGTGCGTATCACATGGTAAAGCGTTCTTCGGCGCGACCACCCCGGACCATAAGCCAAATAATCGAAATCGCGCAGCACAGCCGTCGCTGGCGAAGCGTGTTGGAAATTGTACAATTTTTATGCATACTTGGCTTAATCGGACTAATCATAGGTTTAGTGGGGTTCATGCAATGGCTCGCCAACTCAATGCCTTCAAAGTATTAGCCGCGTGCATTATTGCACTTGGCGTAAGTGGCTGTGAACACATGTGTTTAAACTATGTGGACTGCGATAGCCAAGTTAAAATGCTTCGCCAGCAGATAGCAGAATTACGCAAAGAAAACCGCAAGTTACGACTATACTCCGTTAACGATAAATGTGACGAAGTAACCTACCTAGAACACTAGCCTTTTTACTAAAATTAAAGTTTAAACCTAGCCTCCCGAAGTATCTATTATAAGGCTTGAGTAGTGGGTAACATGGGGGGCTTAAAATGAAATTCGCCGTAACTTACGATAAGGTGTTCACAAAGGGTCTTCTTAAGGGCTTTCAAGTACCTGCTGGGTTCTCCGCACCTGATTACGCGCACTTAAAAAGCTACCTCCAAAAGCTTCGCCAGGACGAGCTTACCCAAAAGATTTGCAAGGATGCAATTGGCGGCGGTGAGTATTTCATCTGCAACGTCAAAGCAAAGATTGAGGAGTAACTTATGCGATACTTAATTCTTCTAATGTTATTGGTGGCTTGCGGGCGCGAAGAGCAAGCGCGCGACTCCGAGAACATTAAGCGCAAGACGCCAGCAGTTAAGGCCAAAATCAACGAGAAAGCAATTGCCGCAAAAGCGTTTATAAACGCGCCTTTTGCCACACCAACACCTTCGCCTACCGCTGAACCTGTGGACGATAAGGTAGTCGTTGTAGGGGCTCCTACGACCTCTACGTTGCCCTCTGTTGAGTTGCCGAACGGTGTGACCTATGTCGCCACCCCAGTCAACTGGGCGGACGCTATGGAGAAAGTTCCGGCTGGTAAAAGACTAGCGACCCGCGACGAATTGTTTGCCCTCTGGGATAGCGGCGCGCTCAAGGGCTTGCACTTTTCTACCGGCGTGGTATGGACCGCAAGCGCAAAAGACAGCAACGAGGCTTGGGGCTTGAGCACTGTGGACGGCTCCCTAGCTTACAGCAATATGAGTAACCTACTTTCAACTGTTTATGTCGACAAGGAGTAATCACATGAAATACTTACTATTAGTTCTGGCTCTTACGGTTCAAGTGGCTCAGGCAATGGAGTACGACAGTCCTTACATCCAAGCGGCTTATGAGGACAACGGCGTGGTGCCGATTAACCCGAACGAATGCATCCCGGCGTCGCTGGTTAAGCTCGAAATTATTGGCAAACTTGACGACCATCTCTTTGAGACGGTCAGCATACTCAACGGCGAAATCGTTGCGCGCGGCGCGCTCAAGACCCACAAGGCGGACTTCAAAGACAAAGGGTTGGTGGGAGAACTAAAGGTCCACTATCGCGGTTTCAAAGAAGAGAAGCTAACTAACGGTTTTATGGCGAAATTCGGTCTGTGGGAGGCTTGCGAATAATGGACACCTTCTACAATAAGTGGGGGCGACGTTGGATGATAAGCAAGCAATTCAATCCCGGAGGAACCGCTATCTTTATGATTTTAATTAGAAAAGATCGTGAGTTATGGTCGCCAGTGAGTCAAAGAATTTTCTTGAGCATCAAAGACGCCAAGAAGTTTATAGACGAGAAATGGGGTTCTAAGTGAGCGGTTTGTTTAATTATTTTTGCCCAATCAAATGCGAACAGTGCGGGGTTTTACTAGGGTACGCACCGTATGCACGCAGTGAATATTTATGCATCGCGTGCAACGGCGAAGTCAAAGAAGACGACGAAGACGATTAGGGACTAAAAGAAGGCCTTCTTTTAGGGGCTAAAGATTCGCCGCCCGGAGGGAACTGGGCGCGTTTGCAGGTGACACCAAGTCGGCGTATTTACTGGGTTCTCCATGTAAAGCTTGCACTCAACAAGCACGAGCGGGTGTTCTAAAACCCACTTCTTTAGCTCGCCGTCGCGGTCGTGAAAGTCGCAAGCCTCGCAAGAGAGGTGGGGCGAATCGGAGGCGCCGCCCGCGAGCACGTTGAAAGGTCCGGGGCGGTAGCCGCTCGAAACAAACATCGGCTTGCCATACTCCTGCCGGAACAGGTTTAGCGCCGTTAAAAGGTTCTCAAGGTTCTCAAGGTTCTCGGGGCTGAGAGGGTATTTCTCGTCGCGACCCATGAGAATTTCAGCGCGGCTAATCATTGGTTCACGCACGCCGACTGAATAAAGTATTGCATTAGTGCCGTGTAGTCCTCTAAACTCATGCATACCATCCTATCAAAATCGACACTCGTGCAGCTAACGACTGGGCTTAGCAGCGATTGCGCGACGCCCTGGCGCTTTGAGTCGCCAACGTATATTTTTCCCGCCCAAATTTGGCTTATAGGATACTGCTGCTTAGGTGCTGGTTGCAAGGTTTGACACCCAGCTAAGATGTTCATAAAATAAACAAGTACGACCCACCGCATTTTCCCTGTCTCCTTTAAAAGCTAGGACGGGCTTTTAGGGTCTGGGTTAGCCGCAGTGATTTCCGGCTTACCTAGGCTCTTAATTACAGCTTCGAGTCCCGCGGTATTCTTGTTGGTGACCGCCGCTTGAACTGCCGTCTTCACGTCTGCAGCAAGACGCGCGCGATTAGCGGCCGTAAGTTGTTGACCGTGATAGTCTTGCCAAGCCTTGATTGCTTTTAGGGCTTCAGGGAACAGTTGAACTAAGAGCATCAGGATTTGAAAAAATACCGACATGAAGGCACTCCTTTGAAAAACGTTTGGGGCGACTTTTTCGCGATGGAACTCACCGCGGCGCTAAGTTCGTTTTACCTGTCTAGGCAGCGCGGTCCTGACACCCCATTACGTTTTCAAGAAGCGGGAGCGGCAGCCGGTGCGGGAGCCTCTTTTGCTTTCCACATTTCGGCAGCTTTTTCGGCAACTTTAGCTAAATCAATCACAACTGAAACAGCCGTCTCAATTGCTTGTTCTTTAGCAACATCGCCGGGCAGCGAGAAGTTATCGTCGATGTACTGGTTTAGCTCGTCGAGTTCTGCAGGCGTTAACTGCGAGATTTCGCTTTTAAGCGCGGCATAGTCGACACCAAGCAGTGCCGGTACGTCTTCTACTAAGTGTAGCATGATTGCCGCTTTTGCAATAACAGTCGGCTGTCCCGATGCCGCGACAATCGCTTCGCCTACAGATAAGCCAAAGCCCACAACTTTTTTCAGGTTTTCCATACTCATCGTAAACCCCTTTATGATTTGGTGTGGTAGAGCGTAACGTGTTCTTTAAAATCCTTTCGGATTGTACTAACGCCTTTTTGTAACCCGTCGTGCTTTTCGCCTAAAACAACAAGCTTATCGTGGTCTTCGTCGACTCGCTTTTTGAGTTCTAGGACGCCGCTTATGTGAAGCTTGATTGCAGCGAGCGTAATGCGAATCTCTTCAAGTTCTGGCAGCACTTTGTTTTTCAAAGTGGCGGCACTTGTTCGCGAGACGTAAACCGTTACCGCGAGAAGTGCTACCACGCCGCCGACCTTAAAAATAATTTCAAGCCACTCCGCCATCACATCGCTTTATAATTGAAATTGATGAAATATGCTTCATTGTCGTTCGTGTTTGAAGCAGTGTTGTTAGTAATATTCGCCGCTGAAGTTCCCCCAGCTCCTCGGATTGAGGCGATAGCCGGTGTTACTGTATTAAAAGAAAAATTCATACCGATAGGCCAATCTTTATTATCTGCGGAATTTCTCCAAACTCCTCCGGCAGTAAAGATATTCAATTCAGTCGTATCAGCTACTATAGGTAAGGTCATATTGAGCGCGTCGTTACTAAGAGTAAAGACTCGGGTACCTAAGAGAGCAGCTACACGAACAAAAACAATTTTATTCAGCTGCATATATTGCGCATAATACAGTGTAGTTATAGGTGTTGGAGCATTCGCAGCAAAAGTAAATACAGGTGTCCAGGTCGTCCAATCAATGAATCCACTGATTGCGCTCGAACCACCTGAAAGTTTTATACCATTAGGAAAATTCGGAGCGCCTGTGCCCGCACTATTCGCAATGTTATCGCCTTCTAATTCTGCCATTACACTACCCTCACTGTGCCGCCCGGGGCGACGGTTAAAGTTGCACCAGACGGCACTGTTACCGATTCTGGAACTATCACTAAAGTCGTACTTGGAACACTCATCGTAGATGCTGCCGCAACAGTTATCGGTGACGGCGTGGTGATCCTGAGTCCTGCTTGCAATGTTACATTGCCAACTACTTGGTTTAAAGCACCAACGGTGCCAATCGGAAACCAATTAGCCGTATTAACTGCATTATTTAAGTTGTTATCAGCGGTTGATAGATATGTCACCCCTGAACCATCTTGAACAATACTGCCGATATAATATGTCGTTCCAGAATCCCATTCCGCGATACCTTGTTGAAACCCGTAAGCAATTTGATAGAACGCGAGAAAAAATAGCGCGTTCATGTCTTCAATGGCTGGATTGCTGTCACCAAGGATTGCATCAAACCATCCGTTTAAAAATTCAGAGAGTCCCTGAATCGTAACGGGGTCTGTTGTAAACATTGGCGTGCTGTTTGCGAGCGAGCCAAATTGGGATATCTGTTGCGCGCCAGCCGTTGACGCAAAAAGCTTTTGTACTGCGCGAGTTATTTTCGCCATTGATTACCTCTGATTTAGTACCTATATAATAATCGCATCTTTATAAGAAAGCCACTTCCAAGTTTGGTTATAGTTGTTGTAGTAGTTGAAGGGCGTGCCCTTGAACGCCGGAGCGTTGTAGCTTCTAAACCCGAAGAAAATACTTACATCCGGAAAGTATATAACAATCCGGATTCGGACTGCCATGGGGCGCGGTAGAAGTCCTTCTGTAATGAAAACCTGAAGCAGGTCTTGGGAGCCTACAGAGGACGAAACATAGTAGTCCATAGTCATGTTCTTGTGGTCGAACACGAAAATTTCATTCGGAAAAAATTGGTTAAGTAAATTCACGATTTCAAAAAGCGAACTACCGGCGCTATTCTGAATAATTGCCAGCTGTATGAGCGACATGAAATCGTGGTCGTTCAGGGTAATCTGTGTGGTAAACCCCATGTTTGTTCTGGAAACGCCTGCGTACTTTCCGATTACGTCTAGCTGAGCACCGACGACAGTCTTTGGGCCGATTACGTTAAATGCATTTTGAACAGCAATTGGTAATGTATCGTCAATTTCAGTTACGGATACAGTAACCGGACCACTGATTGAAGCCAGAGTATTAGTGCTTACCATTAAGATAGCAGCTGGCGGTGTGACGCTGGTAAACGTAGCTACTAAAGTTCGAGATGAAACTGAGCCAGAAACCGTTACCGCACCTAACCCGCTAACTGCTTGAAACGCGGCTTGAATCGTTGGTGTCGTATCATTCCAGTTGATTACAATAGGCGAAACACCGTAAAGCAGAGTAACCGCACCGCCGTTTGGGTCAGAACTAAAATCAATCTGCTGGACGGTAACTTGCGGCATAACGACTGGCGTCGCGAGTGTCTGAATCGTCGCATAAGCTTTTGGCTTACTGCGATACTGCAACACGAGAAGGTCAGCGTAGTAGTTGATGAGTTCTGTAGTTGTCACTTAGATTTTCCTATACGACGACGTAAAGCCGATGTCGTGTTCGGACGTGTTGAAAATTTGCTGGCATCTGTCGTCCCAGTGAGAATGCACGTTATCATACGCCAGAGGAACCCATGTCTTTAAAACGTCGTGTGACGGTTTAGTGCGAACCTTCTTTACGATAACGTCCGGGTAGCAAGCTGCAATCCATGAAGGACCAGAATCAACGCCAATGAACATCGCGGCTTTACTGATTGTTTCCGCTAAATCCCAGTAAGTTTTGGTTTCTAAATGTGGGATACCTTTGATACCTACGTTGGCATTATTCGTCCCGATCTGAGCAAGACGGCCAGTAGGTCCATACTTTTCGAGAATGTGGTCTACGACGTGCCGCGGCATGATACCGTGGCTCTTGCCGTCAATGTGCAGAAGGATTAACTTGCGGTCTTCGTAATTGTACTGCTCAAACCTGTAAAGCCTGGGACGATTTAACCGTGGATACTTCACACCAAACACGGACGCAAAAATTTCAGCTTGGCTTAAGTAGACGCCATGCTGACGGTTTGGCTTGGGCCATGGCCACTGTTGAGGGCTGAAGTTCCACATTTCAATCGTCTTCTCGACTGCCTGTCGCGGCTCGCGAACGACATAAGGGTTGTGGTCAAAGAACCAGGGCTCAGAGACATCGAACAATTTATTGCCAGTTTCTTGGTAGTAGTTCTCGGGCACACTGCTAAACTGCAACGCGTCTCCAAGCCCTATAGTTTTCTTAATCGAAATCCCTAACATCAAATTACCTGTACTGTCGCCGTTGCAGTATTACCAAATGCGTCTGTAACTTTTAGCGTATCGGTTACGCTCGCCGTCGTCCCCGCCATGTAAGCACCCGTCGACGGGTCGATAGTCCCACCCGAATTGTTTGTCTGGAACGAATAGACGTAAGTTCCATAGCCTCCAAGTCCAACAAATTGAATCGCGCTACTAGCCGGTACTGCGCTCGCTGAGGGCGAGAGAATCATTGGCAAAATAATGATGTTCGCCGATGTAAATACAAGTTGGTTTCTTTTTGCAGTTGGAGACAACGTATTGGTGTAGTTCTCATTGAATGAGAAAGTAACCGGAGCAGGAGCCGAAGTTTGTAGCGTGTTGTTTACGATTGTAATTAGAGCAACTACGCCGCTTACTCCTACACCTGCAAGGTTAAAGCTTAGAGTTTGGCTCGCAATACTACCAGTGACAAGAGCGCCAGAAAGTCCGGTTATTGCCTGTACCTTTGATTGAATTGTCGAGATAGAATCATTCCAGTTAATCGAAGCCGAAGTGTTGCCGTTCCATTGAACTTGAAATGCACCGCTTGCCGATACACCGGATAAAGTCGCTACTTGCAACGTACCTAAGCTAAATCCCGCGTTTGTAACCAAAGTATTTGAATCAATGCTTTGGACAGCGGTAGAAAGTGCATTGATGTTTACCTCTTCGTTTACGCCAGGGACGTAAGTAGTAATAATCCCACTTCTGATAGCTGCAATGTTTGGTTGGTTGATGCCGTTGATTGAAGTCGCCGTGAAAGCAATAAAGGCATTTTGAGCCAAAACAGTATCCCAAAATACAGTAAACGGGCTCCCGTTAACTTGAATAACTGTATAGCTTGTCTGTCCGTACATCCCGCAACCAGCATTCCGTTTAGTGTAGATTGCTTGCGCGATGTCAGCCGGGGCCCCGGTACCCGATACGATAACCCAAATAGAGTGCCCTGGTACACCGTCGCCATTTGTCACATTGGTGAGGTTTTCGTAAACAAAAGCCGACGTTACGCCAGGGATATTTTCAAGCGCCGCAAGCAGACCTTTTAAGTAACCTTGACTTGCAAGGGAGACTGATTTTTGACGGCGAACTTTAAGCGCCGCGTCAGTCTCTTCATTCGTTCCAAGCGTTGTATAGGTTGTAGGGTTATTGATTGTATCAACACCAAGAACAATCGTTACTGGGACGTTAATCGTATTCGGAACCGTTAGCGTAGCGCCAGGTGTTGCCGCGCGGAAACTTAAGGCATGGCTACCGGGAGATAGTCCTAAGACCGTTGCTTGCAAGAACCAGTTGTTTCCCGCGTTATCAGCAACCGTGTAAACGGCTTGGTCGGATTGGTCTAGACCGTAGAGGTTTACGGACTGGGAGTTTGTAATCGTAACATTTGTGACTGTGTAAGTACCGGCTTGGCGCTGAATACCGTTGATTGCAACGCGCTGGTCTAGGATAACGCCGATTGCGTTATCAGGGTCAAACATGTTGTAGATTTGTACGAGAAGGTCTTGCGTATCCAAAATCACTTGGATATTGAGATTCATCCACTGACCATCAGGCGTGTTCGATGCCAAGTTAACATCGGAGCCGTAGATTCTCTGCCAAGCAGCGGTAAAGAAGTCCACCAATTCTTGTCGCGTGTTTACCTGCAACCCATTGGCGTCTATTAAATTTGGCATTACGCGACTCCATTCAAGTTGTACTGAAACGTACCCGAAGCAACTGAGTAAGTGGTCTGGACTTTGTAACGCACCGTTAAGTTACGGTTCGCGTCTAGTCTCACTTGCGTTTGCAGAATGCCTGTTACGTTTGGTGTGTTGAGAATAATGGAATTGATAAAAAGGTTCAAGGGTATCTGGTCCTTAGCACCCAAGGCGTTAAACCAAGCGATACCAGCCCCTTGATCGAAAAAGCAATCGCCTAGGAACATCCCTAGGCGTGTACTTATGTTTTGGGCAACTTCGTCGTTATTCTTAACGTAGTCGTTCTTGCCTTTACCAAATTGCCAATCGTTATTTTGGTCTACTGCTCTAGCTATAGCCATGGTTCACCTTACGGGTTAGGGCTAATCGGAACGGGTACCGCGGGTCCAGTTTGTGTAGTCGGACCGCCAGTGGTTACAATCGTTCCGGATAAAATCGTAATTACAATGTCAGTTAAAAGAGCCTGATAAAATTGCTGGCAGATAGTTTGCCAGTGTGCCGTATCAGGTTGAGACGGGTTTAAAGCCGCGGCTATTGCCGCGCCAAGAGCGTTTGCCGTCCCGTTGTTTAGACCTCCACTCATACATACGTCTCCAAAACTGCTAAGTCAGTTGCGTAGGTAGGCGGCATTACGGGTAAAACCCCTAGGACGGTTAGAGCCGGGATTGCGGCAAAGAGGTTGGCTAGGGTTTGAAGTAAGTCTTGCCCGGACTCGTTGGTGATACTTACCGTACCGTCCTGCTTTAAAATAAAAGTCATCAACGGGCCAACTTTTATAGACACCTGGGAGCCGTCCATTTTCATGGAGATTTTAGTCGTACCGAGGAAATTCCGTAGCTCTACCGAATCGGTGCTAAAGCTTGGGATTACTTCGCGGAGCATCCTAAGACCGACAATAATGATTGCATCCGGAAAAGCGTGTAGACGCCCCGTTCTTGGTGCGCTCGTAATACTGCCAGAAAACCAGTTGTCAATGTCCCTATCGTTAAAAAGCACAAGGCAGTCGTCACCCGTTTGCACTGGAAAAGTTAAACAGCCATCACCGCCGCCAAGGAAAATAACTGGACAGTTCACGAGCAAAGGGTAGTCGACTAGTTGCTCAGTGTAGACGCCCATGGAGTTTGGGAGTGAAAACGATTTTTTGTAATTGATAGTTGCCGAAGCCGTTTGTTGTGCCGGGTTGAAATCCTGAATTTGGGCAATGTGATGGCAGTTGAACTTTAAAAGAAGGTTCTTCTCAAATAAGCTTAGGAGGTCTTTAAGTTCTACCTCGTTGGGATTTAAATTTTGTTGTGGTGTCGTCACGTTCCAGTTACACCCTTCAAAAGTTTGCTAAAAAAGAACGAGCCAGTAGTTATGGCGCTCCCACACACCGCTGCTGAAATCATGCCGCGATGTTTTACCGATACAATTTTGTACTCACCGTTAAATCCAGGTCCAATGTTCTTTGTAACCCCGGCAGTTGTAGCGAAGAAATTCTGAGCAGTACTGCTATCGAGTCTTACTTTGTGCCCAACGTTTAGCCCCGGCTCAAATAGCATGTCAAAACGAACAATATCTTTTTCTAGTATCGGGGTCCCAAGAAGCCCAGACTGCGAACTAATCACACCAACACTAGACAAACTCGCCACATATTCGTTGGTGCCGAGTGCGTAGAGTTTGCCGTTGTCGATAAATACGCCGCCACCGGTCAATTCGTTTAGAATGGACATGGTATTGCCGGTGTAGGTATTGCCGCGAGTTAGGATACCTGGGTAGTCGCCTATCGCGCCAATCGTTACGCCCTTTGATTGTAGGGTAGCGGCGATTGCAGTGATTACTGTCTTAAACGGCGTACCAGCCGAGAACTGCAAGTTTACCTCGCCGTTCACATAACCAAAGCCACCGTCGTAGCATTCAATCGTAGTAACGAAATTTGTACCTTCGCGAGTCGAGTAGGCTTGAGAGATGTTGCCGTGAAACACTGTCGCAAGGTTTGTACCGTAGCCTGCTTTGAAGTCGATTCGCTTGTAGTTACCGTAGTCGTAGATGTTATGGCGAATCTGGTTTCGGTTGATTTCCGCAAGGTTATAGATACGAAGCTGGCACACGTTCGCAGACGTTAGCGTGTTTCGCGTAATGTCGAACTCAAGAGTAAAAGGAGGTGCGATAGTCAAAAAGCTGTTTGACTTATCCACCTCTACCCTAAGCGAGTAATTTCTGTTGAACTTAATCACTAGCTAAAATCTCCGCGTATTGCTGGCATTCTAGCTGCGTAAGCAAATAAAGTTTCGATGCACCCGAAGAAAAGTCTTGTTGCAAACTTGGTTCGCGATTTGCCGTCGAAATGCAACCAATCCCAAAAGGGATTATATTTCGCCATTGGTTAAGCATGTTGACACTGTTTGTAACCCGGATGTTTCTAAGTGTGAAACTATCACCGTAGGTTATCTCAGTGAAAAACCAGCCCTGTTGCATCGGCACAAAGTAAAGCGTGTAAGTAAAAGAGGTACCATCGTCTAGTACCATCGTCTGTTGTTGCAGGGCATTAGAGGACACTTGGGTTATTAGGTTCAAGACGCACCTCCTGACAACGTAGTCGCCGTCGCCGTAGCGGGCGTTGTTGCCGTGGGCGTTCCTTGCGAAATACCTTGGTTAGTAACTGAAGCTGCTTGGGTTGCTGAGCGACCAGCAAACGACGTTGGAATACCGCTGAAAGCCGTGAACGCATTTCGGATTTGCTTAAAGCTTACTTCAAAGTCCGTGATTACGTTCGTCTCAGCGTCTTGCAACGCTCTTAGGTTTTGAATCGCCATGTTCTGAAAAACAGCCCAAGGTGTCTGCACTGTAAAAAGTGTTCGGTTTACCCAGTAGCCATAAAACTGTTGAAAGTATTTCTGCTGTTGATTCTGCACGCTACCAGGGATTAAGTCGCCCTCTTCGTCGATTACGGCGTTACCGTTTTGACCGCTGATTGCATTGCTTACAGAAGACCAAGCCGAAACCCCAGCATTCACCAAGTTGGTGGCTGATTGATAGGCCAGAAATGCTTCGTTATAGGCAAGTTGCGCGGTCACTGAGAGTTGCGGAGCATAAGCACCAACTACCGTCAACTTATCGGCAGCGGTCTTAAGCGTCTGAAGTCCTACGGGTGGAACGTTGTTTAGTTCACCAATAAAACCGTTCGTGTTTATGATAACCGGCTTTAGTGCGATTTGGTCTTGGACCGCCGTGTTGTCTTCAACGTAGTGGTCTGTGATGTCACTTTGCAGGTTTACGCTTTGCTCGCCTTCGTAGTTGAATAAAATTGCTGGCGCTGATTGGTCGATAGATACCGAACCGTCAGAGTCAGCCGGGTTTTGCGGCGCGTAACCTACGACTGATTGCGGCGTTACCATCACGAGTCCCGTGAGAGCAGACGCCGCAGTTGTGACCGGGGCTAGTGCTGAGAGATTAATTGCCATTATTTCACCTGACCTTGCGGTAATTGCCTATAGGCTTCGTTCGCCGCCTTTTTGACATCTTTTGCTACCTGCTTAGAATCCCTGCCGTCGTGCTGGTAGTTAAAGTTTTGTTCGATGTTTACTTCAGCCCCTGTCGAATTATTTACTTGAACCTGTGGGAGCTTTGCCGGGGCTGCTACCTTCGTAGGGGATAGTATCGGTATTACTTTTGCTACGGGGGCTACCGGCGAAACAGGCGTCTTTGCAGCGACCGGCGACGGCGGTATATTTGCAGTAAATGCCTGCCCTACAGTTGCAAGCGGGGATTTTGCTTTCTCATCAGGATATTTCAAAAGAACTCTTGCAGCTTCGGATTTATCAACCCCTTGGGGTAGGGGCAATCCTTTAGCTGCACGCTGCCTTAACGTATCTGCTAACTTCTTATCGGCAGCATCCTGTGCTTCGCTAGACCCCGTAATATACTGCTTAGTATCGAGGGCAAAATCCTTAAGTACCTCGCCGATAGATTTCTGAGTTACCTTTTCAACGAATGACGTCATAAGAGAAATAATAGCAGTCCATCCTTGAACGACCTTTGGCAGAATCGTATCGAATAGACCTATCTTTTCCGCGAATACCCTAAAGGCATCGGCTAGCCTAAAAACTTCGTCAGCAATATGCGAGATACCTTCGACTAGTTCCTTACCGTGGGCAGCGTTAAACCTGCCGACCTGCATTTCGATTTTCGTCTGCAGGTTTTTCCACTCGATATTAGCGTCGTTTAGGTTCTTAACTTCTTTATTGCTGTAAGTTGGTGCCCTAGAAAAGACCTGTTCGTTAAAGACGCCCTTAGTCATACCGGCAATAATCGTGTCGGTAATCCCGGCAAACGTTTTTAACGTTCGATTTCTTAGGCCGATATCGGTTTCTTTTTGGGCATACTGCTGCAGAATCTGAAACAGTTTTTCAGGCTTCTTAGCAAATTCCTTGATATCGTCTTCGCTGATATCGATACCAAGAACATCGGCAACGTGAGCCATACCCGAAGGGGCGCCTTGATTCATACCAACGTCTGCCATCGCCGCTTGCAGGGATTTAAACGAGCTTTCGATTTCCTCGTTTGTAGCCCCAACCTGACGGCCAGCGTACTGGTATTGTTGAAGTCTTTGGATTGAAACGCCGGTTACAGCGTTGAAGTTTTCGAGGTCAGTACCGCGCTGCCCTGAAGCCGAGAACAAACGCTCAAGCGCGTAAAGAGCGCCAACCAGGGCGACTTTCGTTTCAAGAGCCATGCTCGAAGTGTCTTTAAGACTCTTCTGCACGCCGCCCAGGGCACTGGTAGTTTTATCAGTGCCTTTTACGCCAAGGTTTAAGACTAGTTCAGCTATGTTCACTTGTTCAACTCCGCATAAGTAAACTCGTAATTTGCACAGAAATCTTCGTAGTGAAGTGCCTGTATCACTGTACGAGCGTCAAGGGTCGCCGCCTCTTCAACCGAGCGTGCGTATCCTGACTTGCAGAGCCGGAGATAAACTAACAGTACGTCGTCTTCAGCCTCTATAACTGGACGTTTTCGAGCATCGTGCGGAACCCCGATAACTCGGCATAGAGGCTCTTCACGAAAGGGGTTATGTTCTCCTTCGCGACCTCCATACACACCGTGATGTAATCTACACGACGCTCGACAGGCTCAAACGTGTCTGCTGTTATTTTTAAGTCACCGGCTCCGCCGTTGTACATGCATTTCTTAAAACACTCCCACAGACACGATTCGATTCGTGACGAGGAGACGCCGACACAGAAAATATCCTTTAGGATGTCGTCAATGCCGTTCCCTCTTACGGTGCGAAGCTCACTTGAAACTGCTTGAAAAAGAGCTTTCGCAACCGCAAAATCTGCAGGCGTAATTTTAAGAGTCGCGCCACTTGGTAACTGTACTTCACGCATTAGGTAATCGCCCTCGGAGCATTGCTGAATTTAATCGTGTACATCGCAACCGATTGGTCCGTATCACCCTCAGCATTCGATTTTCCTTCGACTTGCTTAGTGAACACACCGCCACTCATTACATAAGTGTCGCTTGTGATGTTGCCTTGACCGTCACCAATCGACTTCACGAATTGACCAATCATAAGAGTGGTCCCGGCGAAGTTGTTTTGTTGAGCGGCAAGCAGACCGTTTAGAAACTTGTCGTCTCCCGAAGCGCGAACCAAGCGAAGCTTAAGCTCGCACTGTTTACCGCTTTCGTTGAAGCCGTAAATCGAGTTCCCGTTTTTACCGGTCTTGACGCTTGCAATGTCGTTTGGAAACGTCAATTCGGCATAGGTCGCGTCGGCAAAGTCTGAGAACACCCGGTTATTCAGAGTGAGTGTATCAGCGCCGGATAGTGCTACCGTTGTCATGTTATGTCGTCCTTTCTAAAAGTTATGCGTTTACGCTTACGATTACGAACGAGCTTTGAATCGCTCCCGCTTCTTTAACTGCAATCTGAATCAACGGAGCTTTACGAGCCGCGCGGTCAACTTGCAACTGGGTCGCAATTGGTGCCGAGTAGATGTAATAGCCACGTTGAGCGACGTTTTGCAGCAAGGCTGCTTGGTTCCCGAACGTGGTAGGAGAAGTCCAAGATCCTGGCGCGATGTATTGGTTACTTACGCCTTGTTCACAAACAGCGCGGTAAGCGCCCTTAAGCCCGAGCATACCATCTTCAGTTTGCGGGATTTTGGTGGCGCTTTGTGCAAGAAAGTTAAACCCTGCCACTTGCAAGGCTCCGACAAACCACTGCAAGTTATAAACTTGGTCGTAAAAGGAATTCGCACCCGAACAGTAAACTTTCGGCACACCTTGGTAGCTCGCATAGGTGTCGGCACCTGCAGCAATCGCTTTGTTTAGAATCGTTTGGGTAATCGAAGGATCTGGCTGTACGCCTGACAAGTCTTTGAGGTGCATCGTAAACGTGGTGTTTGAACCAGAGAAGTTAACACTCAAAGCGCGACCAGCGTAAGCTGCTTGCATAACAAGAGCCGACAAGTCGTCAGACGAGCCATAGTAGAGCCCGCGACCATGAGTAAAATCTCCGGTGCGTAAGAGGTCCAAAGAACCGCCAACTTCTACGGATGCCGGGTCTCGTTGAACAAAGAATCCGATTTTGTTCAAAGGTTGCAACACGGCTGCAGCAGCTAGCATGTCGGCTTGGCTTTGGATGTCTGTAGCCATAGCGCCGAAATATTGAACCGTATCAACAGTGCGGGTAATCGCCGCATCCAAGGTTTCACTCGATTGTAGCAGGATAACAACCAAGTACCCGCCACCGGCTAGGATGTTTGGCTGTTGCGAGAACACTGCGTTAGCCTGTTTGTAGGTCACGCTGCTTGTACCGAAGTCAATGCCAACTTCAGTCGGTTCTAGGTAGATTTTGAAACCATCGGTACCAAAGCTCATACCGGGAGTTTCAGAAGAGAACAATCCGAGATTACTCGTATTGTACGCGCTGATACCTGCTTGCGCTTGACTTACCGAGATGTCGATAAAGTTTGTAATCTGAAGTTGATTTGTCACGACTGAACTCCCTTTCTTAAGAGTTTACATAAACCGTAGGTGTAAAGTTACTATCGTAATACGGTGTCGGTTTAACCTTTGTCACCGCGTACTGCATTCCAACGGAGATTCGATAACGATAGGGTATCGCCGCTCCGTCTAAATCATTTAAGTTCACAAATGCCGTCGATAACGTACCGACGTTAAAACTGTTCGCATTCATTTGCTGTTGAGCATAGGTACTATTTAACGCAAGGATAACCTCTTCTTTGCGGTCGCGCGCCGCGGGTCCTCTTGAAATAATGTCGATGTCAACGCTGGCATACATGTTAACAGACTGGGTTACAGTCACGCCATCGCTAGATTGCGTCCTAGAGTTTCCAAACGGTCTTGGTGAGGGCATGGCTACAGCAATGTATAGGTCCGAATCAGTAGGTTGGAACAACTTTTGGTCCCAAAGTTTGATTCGGTCCGGGGTTAATCCCATTTCTTGCTGAATAATTTCGCAAAGCAGTAAAAGCGGCGTACCAACTAAAATCTGAGCCGTAGCGGTAGCCGCTAAAGAGTCAGTAACTTGAATAGTATCGTAAAGCATTGTCGGGTCTGAGGACACCAACGCGGGTGCTCGATAAGCCCCTGTGCTCGGGTCAATCGTTCCGCCGGGACCGCCCGGTAAAACCGCATAAGTGTAAGGACCAGTGCCGCCAGTAGCTAAGAAGCTTGCCGGAGCATTTGTACCTACAGCAGTCGCAGTTTGTGCCAAGCCTAGTGCCAACGTATAGACCTTTCAGATTTTCTGTTGTAATGTTTCAAAGCCAAATTTACATACATAACAGAACAAAGTAAAGGAGCCTCAAGTGTCCCTGACTCTCACTTATCGAGACCTTCGTAACCCTGACTTCATGAAAGCTATTCGTAAAGTCGTCGAGTGTACTGAAATCAAATCGGTCCCAACCCTTTTGCGTATCGTGAAAGTCTACAAAACAATCGCCGATGCCGATGCCGCGTGTACCGATGTCCAGAAAAAACTACTTAGACAACACGGTATCCTAAAACAAGACGGCACTTATGATTTACCCAATCGTGCCGCTTTCGACGATGCCTTCGATGAACTCCTAAAAACCGAATTCCAAATCGAAGGCGACCCAATCAAATACAACGAACTCTTACTCGCAAAACTAAACGCCGCGGACATCGTTGCCTTAGGCGTCCTAATCACTGTCTAGCTTCGTACTTTCAAGCGCCGTGATTACCGCGGCGGCTTCACCTTCAGAATGTCCCTCAGTTTTTACCAAGTAATCCTTGAGGGAGTTCTTTTTGTCCAGACCAGCTTTAACCGCCAAGCTGAAAGGGTCGTTGCTACTAGCCATTAACTGTTTGCCTCAATAATGTGATAGGTCCATTGATACGATGTACCTGGAGCCGTCTCCGCAACGTTAGCAATAATCCCGAAATCGGTAAGAGTTGCATCAGCTGAAATTTGTAACGGGTTTGCCGCTGCCGCTGGGTTGTTTGGAGTAAATACGACGATAGGGAACTGGGTGTAGGATTTGTTGAACGTGACTGAGAGAACTCTGCCAGTTCCAAACGCGCCGCTACCTGTCGTAAGATTTACAAACCCAGCTACGTCCGTAGCACCGGCAACCGAGGCTGAAGCGCCAGTACCGGCTGCTGACTCAGCGTTCGCCGTTGGTGGCGTGGCTTGCGTAGTTTTAAGGTGACCCTCAGCCAAATCAAGCCGTGAGTTCACGCTTGAAACCTTCTTGTTAGAAGTTCCAAGGGCGAGCCGCGGCAGATAATTTTGAATGCCGACATCTGCAGAGTCGTCGATTCTCATACCCCATTCATTTGTTGCAATCGCACCGGCTGGCATGTCGCCGTAGTATAGAACGTGGTCGTCCATAGTACCGCCAGCGCCCGTTGGGATACCAGCAGCAAAGAAGTTGTTCACGCGGTCAATGTGACCTGTGTGACCGTCAGCAAAACCGTTAAGGCAGAAAGTAATCGGACCGTTTACGGTCCCTGCTCCTTGGATTTGTCCGACAAAGCCTAAGGTAGTTAATCCTACGAGCGAAGCAGCGGTCCAAGAAGAACCAGAATCACCCGTATTAACCGAGAAAGCCATGTTGTTGGCTAACGTATCGGTTCCCGTAATTGCAGTACCGTTTGGCATGTTGATCGAGCCACCAATAACGTGGCCGTATTGCTGTCCCTGACCGGATACTAAGTTGAAGTTTGAGCTTAAGTTACAATGTCCGTTGGCTTCGATTGCAAGAGAGTTTAGCGCGTCGGTAGTGTTGATTCTCAATCCACGCTTGTTCCCGGTTGTAACCATGCCATCAGTGAAAATTTCTAAGCCAATCCACTCATGCGTACCGGTCGTCGCGGTACCGCCAACTGATATACCTCTTGAGTTTACGTCGATTACAGCTAACTGAGGGTTTACTTGTACACCCTGGTAACCGCCACCGGTTGCATCGCCCAGGGAGCCCGTAATAACACCGCCCGCGTAAACCATCGTTGCGGAGGCGTTTCCTTGGAGAGAACCTATTTGTGGGTTCGCGTTGAAGAAACTAGCGCCGTTGTTGGTTCCGATGGCCCCAAGTTGAGGGCTAGCACTAAAGGAGGCGTAACCGTAAAAAGTTGTCGAAGAGGCTTGAAGGTTATCTCCAAAAATATTGCAGTAGGTCCCTGAAGACGAGAAGGTAACCCCATTAGATAAGTTCATGGAGACAACAAAACCGGTTATCCCGCCTGAAAAATTGACTTGGTTATTAACTGAGCCAAACATTGAGTAGCCAAGCAAACCCTTGATGTCAATTGCGTCGGAACCGCTGCCGAGATTAAAACTGCTGTTTGAAAGCGCAAGTTGCCCGGTATTAGATTTCCCTTGGTGATTGACGTTAAGGTTTATGGCATTGGCAGCTTGCCCATTAGTACCTAGAGCAAACCCTGTACTATTAGGGTCTATCTGCACGTCAACATTAAAAAGAGTGACAACATCGTCCGGAGATGCCTGAAGCGGGTCTACGCCGATGTAGTAGTTTTGAATCGACTCATAAGAACCCAAGTTATTCGGCTGATAGTTTGAGTTGTAACTAAATCCAAAATAATCCGGGTTGACATTGAAGGCGTTGAGGTTGTCGAGTTTTTGCGAGGCGTTGACGTAAGCCAAGACGCCAGTCTGACCGCTGCCGATGGTAGAACCATTTACTGCGAGAACAACCGCGCCGGTCAAACCGTTTACGGATGAAACGCCACCCGCGGCTAGTGCCGCGATGTCAGCGGCAGTTGTCTTATAAGTACCGCCAGCTTGAACAATCGGCACTAACTCAGTTCCATCCAAAGGATTAGAACTTGGTAGGGCTGATATTTTAATGTCTGCCATGTCTACTCCTTAAGGTGCGGGTGTTGGACCTGAGCCCGTCCAATCCTGCACGAGTTCGTATTGAACGTATCCGTAAATTCGGTAATCGTTTTGTTTCATCACACGCGTTTGCACGCCAAGGTAGGTAACTACCTCGTCAGTATCAAGAGTCAAAGACGGGTCAGCGTGAAGCATAAGCCATGTCCATGAGCGCTCGCCTTCAGGCTTAATCAAAAGCTGGCGACCAGTGAACGGCTGAATAATCCCGCGAAACGATACTTCTACCATCGACTCAACATCCTGATAAGCGACGTTAGACTTCGTTACACGGCCAAATACCATCGGCTGAAACCAATCTAGCATCGCCCCACCAACGTTCGGGACGGTGCCCGTTTGAACGTTAAGCGGCGTGTTCTTGCCGTTTGCGATTGGTCCTAGGATTGCCATTAACTTACACCCGTAATCTTAGTCGTAATCGAATTCCGTAACTGCTGAGTCTCAACAAGAGTTTGATGGTTCTTTTTGTGTGCCATGTCAGAGGGTGCCCACTTGCCAAAGCCACCCGAGTTAAAAGCGTCTTGCACGACCGCTTCGGCACAAATCGCGACTTTCTCAAGCCAAGGTCTTGTCGTTCCTTGCTTTACGACCTCTTTAATCGTCGCTTCGTCGAATGCTCCCGAGGACTCAAGCTCTTTAGCGAGATGCTCGGAAATAGGCATTTTCAAAAACGAACGTTGCGGCATTTTAGAAGTTCCAAACTCGTGGAACGCGCCAATTGTCGCATTGTTTAATTCGCTACCTTCGCGCGCAACGGATTGACCCATGATGCCGATTTTAACGCCCGCGTTCCCGCCCTTTTTCAAAGCGCGAATGAGCTTATCGAGATTCTTGGTGTCAAACTCGTTATCGTCACTCAAGGCAACGTTCTCCCATGTACAAAAAATACTTGCCCAGACAAATTTGGCAGAAGCAACTGAAAGTATTGCGCGCCGTAGTTTGTCTTCATATAAATCGAGAATTCTGGGTTATCTACCATCCGTTGCGGGATGGCAAAGCTTGCGCTCACTGAACCAACACTCTTGCTTTGCTCTAAAAAGGCAAACTGCCCGTTGAGACCTTGCGAACTTGTGCGAAGGTTCATTACGAGGTTGTGCGCGCTTAAAAGCAAATACGCAGTGGTGTAGTTACCTTGGCTTGACCACAAACCAGGGTTAATACTGATGTTGGTCTGCTGAAATGCCTTGGCAATGTCAGGGTCCGTTACCGTTGTTTCAATGTCAGTCCCGTAAGGAAAATCTCTGAAGAAATAATCCTTAAAGTCTTGAACACTTGGATTTGTGTAAGCCACCGTGTACCTCTTGGTAAAAAGCCCTGAGAGAGTCTAAGTCTCTCCCAGGGCTCAAGCCTTCATTCCTGAAGGGCTCCCACTTATCAGCTAGCGACGAACGTGAAGTACAACAATTCCAAAGGACGGTACGCCAAGACGCCCGTGAACTGACCGTAGCCAGCGTTTTGGAAATTGAAGTTATCCAAGCTGTTCGCCAACGTGTTGGTGTAATCAACCGGGATGTCCATACGCAACGACTCTTCGTCGTAGTTCAGCAAGACGTAAACTTGCTTGCCAGCGATTTGCGAAACGTCAGCGTGGTACGCTGCATCGCCGTAAGCCAAAGGCAAGATTTTGAACGACTTGTTGCGGCAGATTACTTGGAACATTTCTTCAAGCAATTGCAGCTTGGATTTCACTGGGAAATCAGGCGACGATTGGCTTGCAAGTCCGTTGTAATCCGATTCTGGAATTACCCAATGGGTCGGCCACGCGGTACGGTTGTTGTTCGAGCGGTAGGTTTCCACTAACGCCGCGCACAGTGCTGATAGCTCCGTAGGAGTCATCGAGCTTACGGGCTTCGTGATTACCGTGGTGTTCGTGGTGATACCGGATTGGTTGAGCAACCCTAAGCATTGACCGCCAACGCCGTTCATCCCGCGAGCGCCTAAGAAGGCGATGCGTTGGATACCAAGGTCCCAGTTACGCTTGCGCGCCTTTTCCTTGGATGCAACCAAGTCCCAGTTACCAGAACGTGCGGCAAGTTCTAGGTCGAAAATGCTCCAACCGATTGCCTTGTTCCAGTTGAACACTGGGATGTTCAGCGCGTCAACGCCTGCATCTGCCGATGCCATACGAGCGTTTTGACCGCCAGTGTTGATTACGCCCGTCTCGAACTCATCAGCAACGTCGAACGAACGATACGTTGTGATGTTTGACGACCACGCACCCTCACCAACGCGGACCGGCAAGAAGTCGGCCGGAGCAACCTCGAAGAATTTCTGTTCCGAAATTTTCTTCGAGATAGCGGTTAACGTCGTAATCTGAACTTCGTACCCCAGACTGTTGGCAAACATTTTTTGCGCTTCGTTAAACTTGCGCTGCATTACTTCGCAGGCGAATTTTTCTTGCGCTGTCAACACGATTGGCTGACCCTTGGAGTTCAGAATCGTTGGTTGTTTCATTCTTACGAGATGCATATTTTGTGACTCCCTTTAAATTTAATTTGTTGAAAAATCCCTTTAAAAACGTTTTTACCTTACGCTTTGCCGAAGTACGGACATTCGAGGAACACGCGAATCAAGGTACCCGCTGCAGGTGCCTTATCGTATGCCCACCCTACGATGTCGTCGCCGCTCGAACTAACGAGAGGTCCAACGCTACCCGGTGAAGTCAAATCAAGAGTTACCTTCGCGCCGCGAGCGATTGCCGCCGTTGCGTAGAGGTAAATGATGTTTTGCTTCATGGAGATTTCCGCCTTGTTACCGGCGAGGAAAGCCACGTTTTTGATGTCGTAGTTGATGAAACCCAACACTTCGTCGCTGTTTGCGCTACAGCCAACAACTTTTGGAATACCATCGGCACTATCAACCATCTTAACAGCCGACCCAGCGTAGAGCGGAGTGGCTTGCGAAACGTCGATTTGTACGGCAACGGTATTGGTGTTGTAAGGCATGTCTACCCAGCCAACAACGCCTGATTGTTGGAACTGGTTTTGGCTCAACGATTGAGGCGTCGTGGTCGCAGTTACTTGGGTGTAAGTAACCGTTGTCGGACCAGACGAATCAGTTGCCTGAAGTTTCCAGTAGTAAGGCGTGTTAGGGATAAGGCCAGAATCATTGAGGGTCAACGACGTTGCACCTGCAATGATGTTGCCCACGCCTGGGGTGAAACCGGACGAAGTTGAACGGTACCACTGATACGTTACGGTTCCCGACGCACCCGTTGCCGCGGTCGCGGAAAGCTGAGCCGTGTTAGAACCTACTGCAAGTACGCTTGCTACGCCTGCTGCAAATGCCATCTTATTTTCCTTTCAAGTTTGCGCTTATATTTTAAGCGGTTTATTTAACACCAAGACTGAAACGTTTTGCTTTAAGAGCCGTACCGCGCCTTTCCGCGGGCAACCATGTCTTCAGGCAAGTCGACACGGGCTACAGGCTCGTCCGCTCTTAAGTGCGCGTTGCGGAGACGGTCCGCTTTTTCCTTATCGCGCTTACGTTTGTCTTCAAGCTCGTTTGACTTCTTAGCTTCTTTGATTTCCTTGTCTTCGTGCTCGGCAATCGCTAAAGCTTTCTTCTTGGCGTCTTTGTCGTCCTCTTCGTCTTCGTTCTTCTTGGACTCGCCGCCTTCTACGTCGGACTCAGAATCGCCGTGTGGCATGTCTTTGCCTTCAGCGTTCTTAGACTTGTTATCGCCTTCGACATCAACACTTTCCTCTTCCATGTCGATTTCCGACTCAGATTCAGAAGCGTCCTTTTTCATTTTTTCCATTTCTTCGCTCATGGCTTTGTGCTTGTCGACTAGTTCAGCGACATTGCAATAGCTGCCATCATGCAGCTTTACTTTGTGCGCTGGGTCAGCCAAGCCTTCGTTGCCAAAAGCCTTCTTAATCGAAGCAACGCCACCTGGGTCAAGGTGCGGAGGCGAAGAGGGAGAAGGTGAGGGAGAAGACGAAGTGGTATCGTCGTTCTTCATTGCGCGTGCATCAGCTTCAGCTACCAACTTGGTAATGCTGACTTCTCTGCCAGACTTAGGTAGTTGAACGCACACGTCGCTAAGATCGTTTTCGAGCTTAGCTTTTTTCCAGATATTAAGCTTCATGCTTACGCCCTTTCTGTCGTTAGCGAGCCTTTTAAGCTCGATTGATTGAGATTCGTTGTACTCTTTAAATTTTTCGGGAGTCATAACTACAGACTCTTCGTAGCGAGGGTTCGGAACAATTGCTAGGTGTTCGTATTCGCCATCTACGATTTCCTTAGCGTAGCTCACGCCATTCCATAGTCCTCCCGCGGTTGATTTCGTAGGCATGTAAGCATTTGAAAGCCGCATGCCCTGCTTAATAGCCCTCAAACCTTTTTCGCTTACTACGATAAACTCACACCAATGTTTGCCATCGGCAGCATTATAAAAGCTACGCACAACCCAGCCGTCTACTTCGCCGCGGAGTTTATCGAGACTTTGCTCAACGCCGTCGACATGCATAACGTAAACGGGACGACCCTCAAATGTAGGGTCCATTCTACGGATGGTTTCTTCGTTCAAGAATACGCGGTAGGGTTCTTTGTCGGGCTCTTGGTATTCAGCCACGCCGGGATAGAAGTGCATCCCGAAGAATCTTTGACCTTTCGAGTTCGTCACACTCATTTACGCGCGCTCTTCATTGTTGGCGAAGGCATTACAGTTGGGCTAGGAGAAGGCGATACTGATACGCATGCTTGCGGCTTACTATGCAAAAAAGGACAGTAAAGCCCTGCAACTAAGAGCATAGCCATAACGCATGAAATCTTACTTATTTTCTCTAGCATAAATTTACTCCGTTATCAGGCTATCGCCTGCTTCAGTTGTAATGTGGTCACTGGCTTCAGTTGAAATAAACAAGCCAGACGGTGCAGGTGCGTTACCCGCTCCGCTCGAACCAGCGCCTAAGAGCGTAAGCTGTCCCATTAAATCAACTCGTAAACAAGTTGAACGCCAACCGTCGAGCCCGAGCCCGTCGTAACGCTTAGCGATTCGCCAGCGTTTGATTGCATCCAACCGTTGCTATTTTCTGGGAGAACAAGACCGCCGTTGGCGGCACATGCTAAAGCGATTGAGACGGGAGTAGACGAGGAACCGAGGGAGTTGAAGGTGACTGAAGTTGCGGTGCCACCTGCTAAAACAAGAAGTCCGAGGACTCTAATACTCTTACCTGCAACTGCCGGGACCAGAACTTTATCGGTTGTGGATGCCGCGACATTTGCGAAAGCGTAGGGAGCCACTTCTAAAACCTCACTATTGGTCGCGCGAAACATCGGCAATTGTAGTCTTGCCCAGGATTATTTCGTCGCGTCGGTTCACCTTGCGGAGTTGTAATTGGTGGAGTGTCCCATCTAAAAATTTTATTTTCAAGTATTTTGTGAGACGGACGCACCGGATGGTTTTTGGAACCAGCGACGCAACCCCACCTGTACTCTTTGACGTTAGCACTAGTGTAACGCGTCTCTTTAAATTTTGCCATAAGGAGGGAGGTTTCTTGTCGCGCCAAGAATTTGGCTTTTCGTGCAGTTATGCCGTAAGACCGTTGCAGTGCTTGGACTATAGCCTCGTGGCGATTGCCCGTACTTACGTTTGCAGCGATGTCTTTTCTAAGCCGCACGATTTCCTCTTCGGTGAACCCAGTAATCCACAGGTCCATATTGTTCTGCCACTCGTCGGCGATCTTTTGTTTTTCTTTAGCGGAAAGTTCTGGTACCAGCCCGTGACCCTTGAGGCTCTTGGCAATTAAGGAATTTGTTTTCTCTGCTGCACGCGCAAAGAGGTCAGCAGTTTTTACCGACTCAGCAATTTTTGCCGGTGAAATCTGCGAAAGGCGTTTGTCTATACGTTTGAGTCGCTCTTGGTATCGGACGTTGGCGGCACTGATGGCTTCTCGGGTCTGTAAAGAAAGTTTTCTGTAATCAAGTTTGAAACTGTCGGTTGCAGGGTCCCATTTGGCTCCGAGGGCTTTAAGCTCTCGACTTGAAGCAGCATCGAACTTTCCTCGGAATGCTCCGTCTGAGTAGGTAATACGCCCAGACGCGAGGCTTGCATCCAAACCAAGTAATCGTCGAGCGTTTTGAAGGGTATCCCGGCTTTCTTGCTTTCCAACTCCAAGTTCACGAAGTAAGGGAGCGTAGAGTAGTCGCTTAAATGCCGCCTTGATTCGCGACTCCATAGCCTCATACTCTTGAGTGCTTTCCTTAATCGCGGGCAGTTCACGAATTCTCTCCGACACCAATAGTCTCCTTGACTTCTACTTCGCGCGCTTCGACGACAACTTTTTCCTTGTTGTTTTCATTTACGAACACAAGCCCGGGTTCGCTCATTTGCTTCTTAAAGTTCTTAGCGAGATTTTCGGGTATTACCGCTGGCAACTTTTTTAGGCAACACTTCTTGAACTTCAGACCCGACAGACACGGACACGGGTTGTTGCGCGGGAGCGTTAGCAATGGGTTGTGCATGAAACCCTTCTCGGGCTTGAATACCTGCTTGTATGCCCGCGCCTGCAATCGCTTGATTCGCCGGATTAATGCCGCGTGCTCGGGCGAGTTGGAGTTCACGGTCTCTTCGGCGGTCTGCATTCTGTTCCTCCCTTTCGATTTCGTCCATTTCGTACTTTTCAAGTTTTGCATCAAGCGTGCGAATAGCAATTCCAAGCGAGTTAGCGGTTGCAGTCTTGTTACCGTGGTAATGCTTGAAAGCTTTTTGAATTACCATCTGCTCTAAGATTTCAAGCGACATCCCAGGCGACCAGTAAACTGTTGCATCAGTGGGCATGTTAGATTTCTCCTAAAATAATTGAAGCCGCTATTAAGAAGTCAATCGACGTGTACTTTTGCGGCGTGGCATTCGGACAGGGAGCCCAGTCGCTTGGTGTGTCGTCGGTCGACCACAAATAAGGAACGCACTTATTTTGGTTTGAGGCGAGTTGGTCTGAAGGGAACATGCTTTCGTCCATAAGCAAAGCAATCCCTTGCGATTGGTCGCCTTTTGTAAATTTGTTGTAGACCGCCGTGTAGAACACATTACGCGGCTGACGCTCGGCTTGGTCTTTGAGCAGTTGATATTCCAAATCATTAAGCGCGCCGTAAATTACGCCACGGTCCAGTATTTGCCACACCAACAGGTGCGCTCTAAAGCCTGTTAAAATTGTTAGCTGTTGACCACTTTGGTACGGCGTTGGGTCGTCTACTGGTTTTGGCGGTGTTTGTCCTTGTAGCAACGCGAGCATGATTTTGTAGGTATTAACAACAGGGCTAGTAACCAGAGAGGTGCCGTTATGAGGGTCGCCAGCATAGTTGCTATTGCTAGCAAGAAAATTAAGAACGTCGCTAACAGGGCTCGCATCGTGACGCCTCCAAAATACCAGCGCACCGGTTATGTACCCGTCTTGGCTGCCTGTAGTGGTCGATGTTCCGTTTGCCGGTCCGCACTGATGCAGCGCGTCGCGGTATAGGTGGCCGTTAACATCAGCCTTGAACCAGTCACTTGGACCGCCAGCAAGAACGTAAGGTGCGGTAAGCGTGAGCCCGTCGCAACTTACATCTAAAGGCCAGCCAGTTTCCGAATCGAGATTGGTCTTGCTCAGCGAAAGCACTTTGTCGCGTTTAGCGCGCAAAGCATCAATCGGGTTTACCGTGTCGTGCTCTTTGTGGTCTTTAGGCAGCCAACCGCATGCTGTTAACAGAAATGTAAATATAATTAACCGCATGCAATTAACTCCAAAAGAGGAACAGCTAATACCGAACCGATAGAAGCAAAAATGTACCAAATTCTCATGCCTTCAAGTGGTGTAGTTGAAGCTTGCATTGCAAAAAACCAACTCCCATAAATACCAATAGGCACTATTAAGAAACGCTGCCAAACTTTCATCCTTGGTCCTCCAAACTTTTTACATCACGCTCAATTTGCACTGTTCGCAGTGCTTTATTGACCCACATGTGAGCCTCTTCAAGCTTTTCAAGCGCGATGTCGAGTGCTCGTGAAGTCTTGTCAAAGTTACGCACTAAAATGTCTTCGACGTTCTCAAACGCAGTTTGGCAGTCAACCTGCTTGGCTCTTATATCGCTGTCGAACAGAACCCCATGAAATCTAGTCACGATGGCATTTTCTCCATAGCAGCGATTTGCAAATCAAGGTCAACCATCTGCTGCTTCATTTTTTCGAGGTTTGGCTCAATAGTCGCCAAGCGGTTCTTAAACGGCTGAGCCTTGGTCGCTAATGCCGCAACAAGGTCGGGCTTATCTTTGACGCCTTCAGCTTCGCGATCGAAGTTTCCGACGATAGTTCTAAGACGCTTAGCCTCATCAGCATGCGACTGATAGTTTTGTTGGATGCCTTGACGCCTAATCTTTGCTTGTTGAAGTTCGCTCATCATTTTGGTTGTTCCTTACATTTATCTTTGCACTCAGAAATCGCGATTGCTACGGCTTGGTCGTGCGGTTTATCGCCGCATTTTTCCATAGCTCGTTCCATACACTCTTTGCATGCAGGAGATTCAGACGCATTCAAAACGGCAGTACCGTATCGGTCGATGCCTTTAGCTAGTCCCTTTTCCATTAGAACTTACCTCCAAGTTTTTTGTAGAGCCAAACAACCATCTGCCACGAATCAGCCTGTTCAACTACTTTATCCCAAAGAGCCTTATCTTTAGCTTTATCACGGTCAAAGAAATGTTCACGGCGTGGGTCAATCCAATCGTCGCCACCGTCAGCTTCGTAAGAAGCGCGGTCGAATTCAGAACTGTTCTTTAGAACACGGTTAATTCGCTCCACACGCGTATAGGGCTTAGGCATAAAAATACCTTTGTACAAACCAAGGTCTCGATTCTTCATTGCTTCAGGTGCGGTTTTGTCTTCAGGTGCATCGGGAGCTTTTTTAGGCGGCTGCTTCATAAGCCCTTTAGGAGCGCCACCAACTTCTGTCGCCCGTGATTTTTGTGTATCAGCGCGGTCTGCACCCGGGTCGTCAATGTCCTTGGACTTGTATGGGTCGTTATCGCTTTGACCAGCTTCGTCACTCATGAAGCCATCAAGCTCAGATAGCGCGGCTTCGTCTGTGTCAAGCGTAACGTCGAACAAATCGCCCTTGTTACACGCATCGCGGAACTCTAGCGTAGTTATCTCGCCTGCTGCTTTTGCCTGCATGAGACGTGCAAATTTTTGTGTTTTAACTGTCTCTTCGTCAGTCGCCGACAGAACCCGTAACGGCTTGAAGGATATTGATATATCGTCCGGGATAAAGCCGAATAGCTTTTGGCATTTGATTTCGCAAATGCGGAGCAAATCGTATTTAAGCTTATTACGAACTTGGCTTTCAACCATAGCGTTATAAACTTCAATGTCGTCCTCTCCCGAGTTAAAGCCAGCGGCGCTAATGCCGAACAGCTTAGTTAATGGCATACGCATGTCAGACGCAATCTGCATGCGGATTTCCTTCATTACTTCAGCCATACCGGTAAAGGAGAGTTGCTTGTGGTCCCAGTCGTCTTCTGAGTCCATAACGACAGCGTTCTGGTAGTTCTTTTGCGCGTTCGCAAGTGCTACGCGCTTCTTAACGAGATTCTCGCCGTCTGCATTTAGGAGCGTATTTACAAGGTTTTTGATTTTGTAGACATCAACCTTAAACTCATCGAGCACCTCAAAAGTGAGCGTTTGAGCCTTAAGGAACTGATTGATAGGCCGGACCAAAGGCTCAACGATTGAGAAACCCCAACCGCGAAGTCTAGGGCGTATGAAGCTTGGTGCGGTTAAACCTTTTAGCTTCATAACTCGGCTTTTGTGAATCTGTTCGCCGTAGTAGTTGTAGAACTCTACGTCTTCGGCTTGTATAGCTGGGTCGTATCCTTCAGAGTTCTGCTTATCCCAAAATAGCTCCCACATGTCGACCGCACGAAATTCTAGGCGTGCATCTTTGGTGATTGCTTTTAGGTCAAGTGGTTCTTCAGGGTCTTGGTCGGTAAGAATCAGGATACCAGCGCCGCCAAAGAGCCTATTCCACTTAGCAGCAGTACCGGCCGTATTGATGTCATCGTCACGGTCTAGGCTTACAAGAAGGTCTGCAATCTGCTCTTCGTTAAGCTGCTTAGACTTTACTTCGATGCCGCCGCGTAAGCCGTCGTCAACTGGAACATCGACAATCGTCTGTACAAGCCCAAACTCGACGTACGCTTGCGAGAGAAATTGGCGGAGGTTCGAGATGAGCCACCAACGCAAGTTTATGAAGCCTGTATTGGGTTCGCTGAGTTGTGTGGAGAAGAGCGTACCTTGGTTTTGCGGAAAGCCCGAGAAGCCATTAATGCCGAAGTTGATGCCTAAGCATTCAGACAAACCGTTTTTAACGATGGCATCGGCTAAACTGTTCTTTGCTAGGATTTGATTCGCCATCTGTGCGGCGATTTCTGCTTTTGCGGGTTCGGGCATAGGCGCGGCTGGCAACTCAGGTCGGTACTTATTTTTATTTCTGCTCATTGGTTACCCTTATAAAGCATCTAGCAGCGAGAACCCGCCGCATAGTTCGTTAAATGCTCCGCTTAATACGTCCACGATGTCGTCGTGCTTACCATCCGGAAAATTCTCAAGTTCCGTAAAAAACTCTTCGTTCCAGGGCGCACGAAGCACCCGAATATTGCCAACTTCAGCTTGAGCGGAAACAGGTTTTGCACGCGTAAGCTTATCCTTACTGGTTGTAGCCACACGAACATTATAACCGGCGAGCATCGAAATAAAATGAGTCGCTTCAGTTACGCCCGCTGAGCCTGGGTCTTGTTGGCTCATGATAGCAACTGATTGGCCGTCGTGACTTGCTACGTTCTTAACTAAACTTTCAACTTGACCAGGAGTGTCCCTCATACTTTTGAGGTCCGCAACAACAAAAGTACCGTTTGGGTACTTGTAAAGTTTTAGCCCTCTCGTCCAATCCGGGTCCCGGTTGCTTTCATTAGGCTTAGTAGCGGCGCGGTCCCAAAAACGTAAAGCGCGCATCCAACCGCCAGGGATGGCATCTACGACCGGAAACCACTCACGCTGAAATACTTGACCAGCCGTAGCGCGTACATTCCAGTTACCGCCTAAAAGCCTAAGACGCTCGATACGCGATAGCGCCTTAAGCGATGCAATGTAATTAGGGTCCTTCTGCATCAGGATTTGGTTGTCTTGGATGTTGCTCGGGATAAACGTAAAGCTTTTTGGCATGCAGTCAGCGCCAAAGCGCGTTAAGAGTTCTTCTTTGCTGTCTGCCCAAATTATTTCGTCTTCTTGGCGGACGAACCAACGGAGAACGCCTGAACGCTCGGCAATCGGGTAACCCTCCGCGTTGATGTACCAGTCGATAAGCTTTCGCACCCACGAATCTGCATCCGGATTGCAAGTTGCTCTAATGTATCCTGGTACTCCGGACGTTGATCTATTTCGAGAAAGCATGTACCAGAATTGTCGCTCGGAAAAGTGGGTAAGCTCATCGAAACCAATGAACGGGATTTGGGAGCCATGCCAGTCATATACCGATCTCTCGTGTTCGAGGTGTCCGAATTTAACACGCGCGCCAGACGGGAATAGCCACTCAAGAAACGCTTCGCGAGGGTGTGCATTAAGCTGCTGATAGAGCGCCACACTTTCATGCCAAAGCCCTCCCTCGTTTCTTACTTGAGTCGAGTTACGGCGAAATATAACAGCACCAAAGCGAGAATTTGAATAATGTCGGAGTGGTTCCAATAAAAGAGCGTAAGACTTGCCGCCACCGGCAGCACCTCCATAAATCGCAATGTCAGCTTTGGTCGTTAAGAATGCAGTTTGCGGACCCGCTTGCGGACCAATAGTAATAACTTCGTCTTCGGTCGCGACAGCGTTAGAAACCATAGTCGTCTTCAGGTTCTTCTTGTTTTGCGGAACGTCCGTTATCAGGCAATGTAACGACAACTTGTGGTGTGCGTATTTCCATTTGTTGCATCACTTCGTCTTTGACTTTACCGACAAGTCTGTTGAGCAGAATGTCGAGCGCGTGCATGTCACCGTTTTGCACGATGCGAACCGCGACCGTTGCAAGCATGCGTTGAAGCACTGTTGCGTCGTCAGCCTTCGCTAGCGCAAGAAGCGCCTTGTAGTTATTTTTTATGATTAAGTTTCCAACCGTCACCAACTCGGATTTGGTTAGGTTCTTAATCGCACGCATTGCTGGGTCGTGTTTACGCCCGCCTTCGGGATTACCCGATTGGCCTTTTTTCCAGGGTGGACGCAGCTTGTCGTGCGCTTTACGCGGCATAGTTCCCTATCGGTGCAAATTAAGGTGTCGGGCACCACATAAAATCGTATCGGTCAATTATTATTTAAGCTTAGAATGGCTATTCTGAATTTGCAACATTATTGCCGGTAGAAATTGCGTGGTTAAGGTTTTCTAATCATGCATAACTATTTGAAATCATTAGGCAGTTTAGTCGTTTTTTAGCCTAAAGTTTAATCAAAATAGTGCCGTTAAGACCTACATAACAACAGGAGATGCTACAATGAGAGGATTGAAACCAAACAGTGCCACGGTTGCAGAACTATTCAACCTTAAATTAATTGAGCCAAGGAATTGTTCGGGTTGTGGTAATTCCGTTCAAACTATCCCGTATTCTCTTTTATGCGTTATGGGTCACGTTTGGTATGATTGCAGCGTGTGCTTTTCTACCAATCTCATTGTAAATCGCGTAACACTATCGCCCGACCAACTCCAACGTCTTACGAGGCTCGAACTCAACTCCCGCAATCCTAAGCCAACGGCTTAGTTTTCCCTTCGCAAATTTGCGCGCTTGCGTTTGGATTTTTTTCTTTTCGGAAATCGAGACGCGCAAATTTATCGTCTCAAAACGTTCTGGCTTTTTCTTTTTTGGTTTCTTTTTCATAGTGAAAACTTTCTAGCGAAGGTCGCGCGAAATGTAAAGCCTCTAGTAAGGAGGCGCGTATTTATGTTTGAGCAAATCAACAAATTCTTCAAATGGGATTACCGCAAGAACTCGCTCGTTGTCTCCTTTCGTGACGAGCACTGGCACTTCGCCGAACAATTCATCAGCTTCAACTTCTTTGATTGCAGAAACGCTTGCGTACTTTTTTCCACGTTTACATTGCACGCGATAGACGCCTGTGTTTGCGATGTCGAAACCGTGACATTCTCCGTCTTGGTATTCAAGGTGACGCCTTGCTGAAGGAAACACCACGCGGAGCGCGATCGCTGTCCAACGTTCAAACGCGTGTCCTTTGGTTCTTGAAAGTTTACTCACAAATACCAGCCTTAAACATTTGCCAGTATTTGAATTCTTTTATCGCTACGATTGCAACGGCAACCAGCTTATCGGCTGTTGCAGGTTTAGACGAAATCTTTTCCAAAGTTTCAGCGTAATCTACCAGCAGGTCCGCGATTACTTCGTCAGGGAAAAAGTCTTCTTTTTTCATTTTTAACTCCTAAAATTAAATTTAACCGGCAATTTCTGCGGGTGGATAGGTGGATAGGGTGGATA